ATTTAACTGTAGGCGGAAATATTACAGTTGAAGGAAGTACTACATACCTTAATACAGAGACTATGAGAGTACAAGATCCTAACATTGAACTTGGAATACAAGACGATAGCACAGAATTAAATGATACAGGAGTTGATGGTGGAGGTATAACCTTAAGATCAACAGACGGCAGTAAAGATATTCACTGGGTAAACAGTACAGGTAACTGGACTTTTAACCAAAATATTGATTTAATCCAAGGAAAAGAATACAGGATAGAAAATGTACAAATCTTATCTAAAACTAAATTAGGTGATACTGTTGCTACTGCTAATGGATTAACAAGTATAGGTACTTTGGGTTCGTTAAGTGTAACAGGTAATGGAGCATTTGGAAGTATTAGTTCACCCGGAGCATTAAATATTAGCTCAACTGGTGATATAACAATTAATAATCAAAAAATTACAGGACTAGCAACACCTACTAATAATACTGATGCAGCTACAAAAGCATATGTTGATAGTGCTACAGCCGGAACAGACATAGCATTTGCACTAGATATTACTGGACTAACAACTCCAAATGGTGCTGGAGTATCAAATGGACCAATAACTGATGTGAGAAATATTTTAGAAAGCATTTCTCCAGCAAATAGTACAAGAGAAAATGCAATAGCAAGAATTCATTGTACAAGTTATGCAGGAGCAACAGTAACAGGAATCGGTATTAGTGTAACTACAGATGCAACTGGAACACTACAAAAATCTAGTATAGCAGTTGATGCTGCAGGAACACAAAACGAAACAGTAATACAAGATATTGCGGCTGCGAACACAGCTTCGGGTAATATTACACTTACTCCGAGCAGATATACAATGGTATTTACTGTAACAGGAGCAACTTGGACATTTACAAGCACAAGTAATTATCCGTAGGTTACGATAAATACTATTAACAACAAAGGGTTATAAAAACTATGGCGTACACAATTAACACATATAACACTAATCAATTAACCGTAGTACAAGACGGGACAATTGATCAGACTACAGACATTAAGTTAGTTGGTAAAAACTATGCAGGGTATGGTGAGATACAAAACGAAAACTTTGTATTCTTATTAGAAAACTTTGCTGGCGGCAACCAACCACCTAGAGCTATTACAGGGCAAATTTGGTTTGACACTGTAAACAGCAAACTTAAATTTTACGATAGCACAAAATGGCGCACAACTGGTGGCGCTGAAATTAGTGCTACTGCTCCAGCAGGCCTAGCTACAGGTGATTTTTGGTGGGATACAGGAAATGAACAACTAAAAGTATATAATGGAACTGACTTTGTACTAGTTGGTCCACAAGATGCAGGTGCTGGTATTACACAAATGCAAAGTGCTAGTGTACTAGATACCGGTGCTGTTGCAAGATCAGTTATAAAAGCTACTGTGAATGACGAAGTAATTTTTATTATTAGCCCAAGTGAATTTACTATTGACTCAACTGATTCAGAAAACGCCATTTCTGGATTTGATATTGTACGTGCAGGTGTAACTCTTAAAAATACAACAAATGCAACAGCAGGTGTAACAAGCGGAAGTCAAAGATTTTGGGGAACTGCTTCTAACGCATTAAAGTTAAATGGTATTGATGCAAGTAATTATGTGCAAGCTAATCCAGGAAACCCAACTGTATTTTCAGAGCTTACAAACTTTCAAACTGATTCAGGAATTGCAATTGGTCAAGGGCTTGATTTAAAGATCTTTGTTGAAAACGACAACCAAGGTGTTATTAGTAATTCACAAGGTGACGAAATACGTTTTAGAGCAAAACAAACTGGTGGTGTTGTCAAAAATATTGTTACAATGGAGCCAGGCAAAATTAAACCAGGCTTAAATGCAGCAGCAACAGGAGTTGAGTTAGTTGATTTAGGTAGTACTACTGAAAAATTTAATGCAGTTTATGCAACTAACCTCTACGGAACATCAGAAAAAGCATCTGCACTAATAGTTGGCGGAAGCGCACGATCTGGTGCAGTAGACTCAACAGGTACTGGTACAGGTAACAGCGTTGCAGTAAGAGATAGTTCAGGAAATTTAAATGCAGTACTTTTCCAAGGTACAGCAACAAGTGCAAGATATGCTGATTTAGCAGAAAAATATTCAACAGCTAAAGATTTAGCTCCAGGAACAGTAGTATGCGTTGCTACTACAACAGAATACGAAGTAGAACCTGTACGTATTGGTGCAACAGCAATTGGAGTTGTGTCAACAGATCCAGCTGTAATGATGAATAGTGATGCTGAAGGACAATATATTGGTCTAAAAGGAAGACTACCAGTTAAAGTTATAGGATCAGTCAACAAAGGCGATAAAGTGTACGTTGACGACGGCGGTTGTGCAAGCACAGCAGTAAATGGTGGTTCACTAGTTGGTATAGCTTTAGAATCTAGCACAGATGAGTCAGAAAAATTAATTGAGTGCGTTTTAAAAGTATAAATATATACGTACTTATTATAGAGGAAAGATAATGGCAGTAACAGTTGGAACAACTATAGGCGAATCAGAATATACTACTCTGCGTAGTAAAATGCTAACAGTTATGAGTACACCATCCGGAACAGGAACAGCCGCGGCAGGATATTTACAAGCAACAACAGCTCCAGCAGTTAGTCCAGGTGACAAAATTACAGCTGCACAATGGAACGCAGTAAAAGATGACATCACAAAAGCATTTACACACCAAACAGGTGCAGCACCAGCTGCTCCAGCCTTAGTTACAGTTGATACAGATACTGGTATAACAGCTGCAATACACAATGATTATGAAACTGTTGCAAACTTTATTGCAAACGATGCAAATAGATTTAGTTTAGGATCAGGACAGAGTTCAACAGAATCTGCAAGGTCTAGCAGTGCTACTAATTGGAACGGTACAATTATACACGATGTTACATTTACATGGGCAAGTGCCAATGATGCAAAAGCATTTTTTAATTCAGGTAGTTATATAAGAATGAGTTCAACACTTTCTTATACAGGTAGCGAAGCAAAAACACTACAATGGAAAAACATGTTGTCTGACTCTAGTGTAATAGCACTTAATCATATAAGTGCTTACAAAGAAACTGGTACAAGTGGTACAATTAGCAACAATGATGGCTTTTATGATATTGACAGCACAGAGCGTGAACTATATGTACAAGATAATTCTGCAAATCCTTATTCAGAGAACAGATATAAAATTATGGCAAGATCTATTACTAATGGATTACGTATAAGACTATTATACGAAGATAATGATGTTGGTGATCAAACTGGGTCAGGCCCAGCAGTTGACGAAAATGTTGCAGGCACGCTAACTAGCGCATTTTCACTAGTACGTGCTACAGGAGCAGCAGTTGAAGTAGCAGCACCTACTATTGCTACTGGCGGCACAAATACTTTCACATAATACTTGACAAACTAGTAGTTTTAGTATATACTATAACAGTATACACAAGGAGATCCTATGGACGAACGACTAGAAAAAGCTCTAGAATTTTCTAATTTTTTAGAAACACAAAACAATCAAAAGCGTATCTTTTTAGAACAATATAAGAATAACTTAATCCATTATGTAAACGGAAATAAAATTTCTGTAACTATGGAATTGATTACTTTTTGTAAAAGTATGATATTACTAGATCAAGAATCAATAGTTTTACTAGATGATAATAATACCCCCTTTGATGTACAAGACCTAAAAGAATTCACCCGTGAATTATTAGGTGTTTATACATTTGCATCTAGAAAATACTTATATGATTATAATAAAATTAAAAATAATAGATCAGTTGAAGGATTAACTAATCTATGAAACAGGGTGTAATTTTATTTGCATTTAACAATAAACAAATTGATTATGTAAAGCAGGCTGTTTATTGTGCAAAACGTATAAAAAAATATCTCAACTTGCCGGTGCAGTTAATTACAGACAACGAAGAATACCTTATAGATGCATTTCCGTTCTACAAAAACTATATAGATATAGTTACTCCTAGTACAGCACCGACTGCTTCAAGAAAAACATTTTATGACGGTATATACTCAAACAGAGGTAAACTAGAATGGAAGAATAGTGCAAGAGATTGTGCATTTGATTTAACAGAATTTGATCAAACACTAGTACTAGATACTGATTTGTTGATCAGTAATGATAAACTATTAACTTGTTTTAACACCCCAGAAGATTTTATGATTGCAAATGATTATAATCTAGTTAATGAAAATACTCTAATAAATTTTGATAGAGTAAGCGATAAAACCATACCAATGTACTGGGCAACTATTTTATATTTTACAAAAAGCACTACAGCAAAAACAGTTTTTGATTTAGTACAACATATTAAAGACAACTATGAATATTATAGATTAGTCTACGATATTACAGAAACAAAATTTAGAAATGATTATGCATTCAGTATAGCAGTACATATGATGCGTGGGTTTGTTGAAGATAGTAATTGGCCTTTACCGATACCCGGTGATATGTGGGTATCAACTGATAGAGATATACTTATAGATATCAAAGATGATAGTATACAATTATTAGCACGACGAGATTACGATTATATTTCTACAAAATTGACAGATGCTACTACCCATGTTATGAATAAATTTAGTTTAGATAGATTTATTGACAAGGAGTTTGCTAATGAGTAACGGTATTTGTTTAGTAGCACAAAATAATACTAAAACTGACTATGTTAGACAGGCTTATGCACTAGCATTAAGTGTACTTGCTAACAATCCAGATACAAACATAAGTTTAATTACAAATGATGATGTTTGTAAAAAATACACTAGTGTATTTGATAAAATTATTCCGATTCCTTGGGGCGATCTATCTTCAGAAAACGAGTGGAAAATAGACAATCGTTGGAAAGTGTATCACGTAACTCCGTACAAAAACACAATTGTAATGGATGTAGATATGCTAGTGTTAGATAGTATTAATATAATGTGGCAAGACATAAAAACTCCACCTTCATTATTGTTTACTAAAAACGTTAAAACTTACCGTAACGCTACTGTAACTTCTAGATACTATCGACGAGCATTTGACGATAATAATTTACCTGATGCATATTCTGGAGTTTATCAGTTTAGTAAATGTAATCAAACAAGAACATTCTTTGTACTATTAGATGTTATTATGCAAAATTGGCAAACTTTCTACAATAAATTTGCACCAAATAGTAAGCAAAACTGGTGTAGTGTAGATTTAAGTGTAGCAATAGCATTGAAAATTTTAGATATGCAAGGATACTGCTTAGATAAAAGTCGGTTAACATTTACACATATGAAACCTCAGTTACAAAATTTATATAATCCGCCTATAAAATGGATGGATGCATTACCAGTTGAGTTTGGAGACAACGGCATATATATTAATGGATACAAACAATCAGGTATATTGCACTATGTCGAAGATGAGTTTTTAACAGACAATATGTTAGCATGGTTAGAGGAGAAAGTGTAATGTTTTATATTCATTATAACGAAGACGGAGATATTATCTCAGTTGCTAATCACAATAATGCTACTTTGTCTATACCTACTACTAAGGAACTGTATGATGATTTTTCGTTTGGTAAAAAACATTTTCATGAATACAAAATTATTGAAGATGTATTCATTAAAGGAAAAATGCATGTTGTTCCTACTATATTTGACTTTAATACAGATATTAAACACAAAACGGGTATAATAGAATTAGCAGACGTTTGTGATAGTGGAATTCAAATTGTACAAGAAAGTAACTCCTGGATAGTAAATAACTTTATAGATTATTTTACAATAACTAAACTATCTATAAGTGAAGGACATATAACAGAATATTATATTGTAGATCCAAACAACCGATTTATATTATTAGATAAATTTAGTCTTGATTTAAAAGATATTGCAATGAAGAAACAAACAATAATTAATAACACTGTTAAGAATAAAAAAATATCTATAATTACTCGAAGTAGCACTATACCACATGTACACACAATAGGATTAAACAATGAAAATAATTGATTACGATATTATATATTTAAGTTATGATGAACCTAATGCAGAAAAAAATTATGCAGATCTTCTTACTAAAGTGCCTTGGGCAAAACGTGTACATGGAGTAGAAGGTTCAGATGCTGCTCACAAAGCCTGTGCAGAAATATCAGAAACTGATAGATTTATTACAGTAGACGGCGACAATATTATAAGACCTAGTTTCATACAGCAAAACTTAGATTTATCAAAAAACGATGATTTAAAAACTAGTGTAATTAGCTGGTGTGGCAAAAATGTAATCAACGGGTTAATGTACGGCAACGGCGGACTCAAATGTTGGCCTAAAGAATATGTGCTGAACATGCGCACACACGAAAATGCAGAAGAGAATAATGTAGCTGCACAAGTAGATTTTTGTTGGGATCTAAAATATATACAACAAAATAGTTGTTATAGCGATGTTTACAATAATGAAACACCACAACAGGCATGGAGAGCAGGATTTAGAGAGGGTGTCAAAATGGCACTTGACCGAGGAGCAAAACCTACCAAAGAAGAATTCCTTAAAGGTCATTGGAAAAATTTACACAGGCTTTGGATTTGGTTAACTGTAGGCGCAGATGTTGAAAATGGTCTTTGGGCAATTTACGGCGCTAGAGAAGGTTTATATAAAACAATGTGTTCTGACTGGGACTTTGTAAATGTGAGAGATTTTGAATATCTTAATAATATGTGGAATGAAAAACAAGATTCATCCTCGAATGAATTAATAGAGGCAATTGAAGTATTAGGTGCTGCATTAATTAATGAACTTGAACTTCCGATTTCACAAGCTCCACTAGATCAACAGCAAAGTAAATTTTTTAAAACAGTATATCAAAATCCTAGCAGAAACCCACAGCAACAGTTTGTTATTGATCCAGAATGAATATAGATAGTTTACCGTCAGTTAAAAAAGAATTAGATAGTATAGGCAAAGGAATGTGCTTTGCAAAATGGTCTCAAGTTACTATACATCTTGGAGCAGGTATAACACATAGCTGTCATCATGTAGGTGCTCATAAAATTCCTTTAGATGAATTAGCAAAAGATCCAGGTGCTCTACATAATACAAGCGAAAAAAAGCTACGTAGAAAAGAAATGCTTGCAGGAAAACGCCCAGTTGAATGTGATTATTGTTGGCGTATTGAAGATAATACAAAAGAATATAGTGACAGAGTGTTAAAAAGTTCATCACCTTGGAGTCAAGTTGATAAAGATGTCATAATGACAAGCACAGGCGACGAAAACATTTATCCAAGATACGTAGAAGTAAGTTTTAGTAATGTTTGTAACTTTAAATGTTCTTATTGTGGTCCGGCATTTAGTAGTAAATGGACAGAGGAAATAAAAGCAAAAGGTCAATATCAATTATTTACTAAAGGATACAATGGAATAAAAGATCATGAGATTCCTTATACTAATAAGGAAGAAAATCCTTATGTTGAAGCATTTTGGAAATGGTTTCCTGATGCTGTTACTCATATGCATATTTTTAGAATTACAGGAGGCGAACCCCTGTTAAGTAAGCATACGTTTAAAGTAATTAACTATTTATTAGAGAATCCGCAACCTAACTTAGTTTTTGCTATTAATTCTAATGCTTGTCCGCCGAATGATATATGGAAGAGATTTGTAAAACTGATTAAAAAACTTGAAGATACAGGCAGTGTAAAAAGATTTGATTTTTTTACAAGTGCTGAAAGTTATGGTGAACAAGCTGAGTATTCTAGAGACGGCATGGATTGGAAGTTATTCGAAGATAATATTAATTATTTTTTAGAAAATAATAATTCTAATATTATTATAATGAGTGCATTTAATATCCTTAGTTTACCTACACTCAATAGTTATCTTAGATTTGTAAATTCATACAAACGAAAATTTGGAAGTAAGCGTATAACAGTAGATTTTGCATATGTCCGTCATCCAGAATTTTTAGATATTAAAATAGCAACACCAAATCTAATTGACAAATATTTAAAACCTTGTATAATATACATAAAAGAAATGTCACGTTTTTCTCAGTTCGAATATTTAAAATTTAATCGTATATATGAAGATTGTTTATCTTTACTAGATAAAGACACTGATGTAAGTTTAGATAGATTAAGATTTTATCAATTTATTAAAGAATATGATTCTAGACGTGGCAAAAATTTTATACAAACCTTTCCTGAATATAAAAATTTTTTAGAAATGTGCAGAGGTAAAGATGTTTGACATTGCATTTATTAGTTATAACGAAAAAGAAGCAGACGTTAATTGGAAAAAATTAAAAGATAAATTTCCTTATGCCAAACGAACACACGGTGTAAAAGGTATACATCAAGCGCATATACAAGCTGCGAAAACAGCGTGTACAGAAATGTTTTTTATTGTTGATGCAGATGCATACGTTGTAGAAGATTTTGATTTTAGTTATATTCCGCCAGTAAATTATAGAGATGCTGTACACGTATGGAGAAGCCAAAATCCTATAAATGGATTAATATATGGATATGGAGGAATAAAACTATTTCCAAGAAATGCAACTATTAATATGGATACTAGTAAACCAGATATGACTACTAGTATTAGTGACAACTTTGTGCTTATGAACGATATTAGTAATACTACGGCATTTAACGTTGACGAGTTCAGTACTTGGCGTAGTGCGTTTAGAGAGTGTACAAAATTAGCAAGTAAAATTATTGACAGACAAAATGAGGAAGAAACAAATGAAAGATTACAAATTTGGACAACAGTGGGAGGAGATGCTCCCTTCGGCGAATATGCTATTAAAGGTGCTATTGCTGGCAGGAAGTACGGGCTTTCTAATGGCGTTGATCTGGGGTTAATAAACAACTTTGAATGGCTAAAGGAACAATTTGATGCAGACGTTTGAATTATTAGATAGATTAGAATTATTGTATTCTGACAACAGCAATCTATCTGATCTGCGTAGGCTTTATATCGATAATGATTTAAGTAGTTTGTTTAGATTAACCAACGGTGACGAAGAATTACGTAAAGCAGTTATTGAAAAAAATATGCATAGTATTTTTAGATTAGTAGACGGAAATATTTCAGGAGATATCGAAGATTTAAGAAAGGCAGTAGTTGAACAAAATTTACATAGTTTATTTAGATTAATACAAGGCAATGATGATATTCGTAGTGCAGTAACAGAAGAAAACTTACACAGTATTTTTAGATTAGTTGACGACGAAGATTTAAGAAAACTTGTATTAGAAGACAACAATTGGAAACTTTGGCCTATACTTGATAGATATGTTGACACACAATTTACAGCAGCGTTCAAAAGTTTTTTTGTTAATAACACAGAAATATGGAATGATTGTTTCAGTAGAGGACAATTACAAAGTAAATTATGGTTAGTGCATGAACTTAAAAAATGTAATGTAGATCTCGGCACTGTGTTTTTGTGCGCAGGATGGTATGCTACGCTTGCTACAATGTTATTTGAAAGTAACATTAAGTTAGATAATGTTAGATCTTTTGACGTTGATCCAAGTTGTGTAGATATAGCAGAAGTATTTAACAAGCCTTGGTTTGTAGATCAATGGCGATTTAAAAGTATTACACAAGATATAATGGATATTAACTACAACGAGCATACGTGGCAGTATTGGAGTAACGCAAACAATAGAATGAGTTATCCAATTACAGATAGTCCTAATACTATTATAAACACAAGTTGCGAACATATTGAAAACTTTACAGAATGGTATGCTAAGATTCCAGATGGTAAATTAGTTATATTACAAAGTAACAATTTCTTTGAAGTTGACGAACACGTGAATTGTAGTATTGATTTAGATGATTTTAGTAGACAAACACCATTAAATAGTGTATTATATAGTGATAGTCTTCAATTAGAGAAGTATACAAGGTACATGCGAATTGGAATTAAATAATTTATCAGTCAGAAGGTTACAGCAAGAAAGTGCTAGAGCACTAAGTACTATGCAAGCAACTAATAATAACATTTATCAGTTTAACAAACTAGCACACCATAATAGTCAAAACTGGTATAAAGCTGTAATTGATTGGTATGTAGAGCAATATGGTGACTTGCCAAGCAAAGTTGGCCCAGGAAAAGAAGTAAAATTGGTATTAGATGAAACATCTGACTAACGACAGACCAGATAGTATGCATGCTGAATGGGTAATAAGTAATGTGTGTAACTATACTTGTAACTATTGCGACCCAAAACTATACGGGGGCTCATCAGGCTGGCCTGATTTACAAAAAAGTTTAGACTTTTGGCAGTACATACACACAGATGTTAACCCTAATGCTAAAATGTTAACACTTAGTGGCGGTGAGCCAACTATATGGCCAAAACTAAGTGAATTTTTTAATAGGTTAGATCCTAGTTACAAAAAAGCTATAGTTACAAACGGTAGTAGGACATTACGTTGGTGGCGCAAGTTTATTGATAATACTCAAATGACACAAATTGCAATTAGTGTTCATCTTGAATTTGCAGATGTTAATCATATTAAAGAAGTTATTAAAATTATAGGACCTCATTGTAGAGTTACAGTCTTAATGATGTTAGACGAAAATTCAGTTACAAAAGGTCGACATTTTGCAGAAACTCTGTCTAATGAAGATTTATATTGTAAAATTGTAGTCAAACCTATAACACGTAGGTGGAATGGTATTAACGAAACATGTACATATGATAACGAAGTATTAGATTGGATTAAAACTTTTGATTACGATAAAAATAGTCCTGCTATGAAAAATGAGAATCGTACAACAGCAGTTAACATAATTATCGACGGCGAAGAAAAACCTGTGTTTTATATGTATGAAATGATCTCAAAAAATATGCATAAATTTAAAGGATGGCGCTGTCATGCAGGAACACACAGACTAGTTGTGTGGCACGATGGTAATGTGTATGGTGCACAGTGTACTACTGCTAAAAGAAATAAATTAGGTAATATAGCCAACGGAAGGTTAGATAAAAAGATTGAACCATTAATTTGTGATACAGAATTCTGTGCTTGTGTTCCTGACATACGCATACCTAAGGAGATAGTATGATTTATATAGACGGTGATAGTTGTCTGTATGGCAGCGGAATTGAACAACACGTATATGGATTTACAAAATTTTATACTGGGCGTGAAAATAAAGAAAGATTTATGAACGGAAAAATCCAGAAAGCCAATGTTAAAATGAATGATATTAGGAAGAAATCAAGAAAAATAACAGACGACCATGTAGAGTTCATAGAAGCAAATAACGTTGCGGCCCAGCTCCGTAAAAGGGGCGTAGAGTCATATACGAGAGCTGCAGGAGGCAGTAGTAATCAAGCTATTTGTATGCGTATAATAGAAGCAGTGATACAAGATAATATAAAAACAGTTATATTTTGCCCTACAAACTTTCAAAGAATACTTTATCCTAAGCTAAAAGCTCAGAGTTTAACCTTTGGAAGCGGTGAGTTTAACAAAGAATATGAGACATATTTAAAAAATTGGATAAGGCATTTTAGTTCTAGTCAAACTATGTATTTAGAAGCAAATGCACTGCTAGGATTAATAAATTTTTGCAAAGATAACAATGTAGAGTTATTAGGCACTAAAACTGCAAACTACGTACATGGATATACAACCACAACTTTAATGTCTCCGCAAATACAAAAAATAGTAGATCAAATAAATGAACTTTGTATATTTGATTTAGGTTCTGATTTTGACGATGATGAAAAAAGAATATTTACTGAATGTGGACATCCTAGTTTAGAACGCCATGTCAAACTTGCGGAGGATATATGTACGCACTTGAAAATATAAGAAGTGTTCATCTTGAAGTGACACAAAACTGTCAAGCAAGTTGTCCTATGTGCGACCGTAACATGAACGGCGAAGGAATTAATCCTCACATTAATTTAGACGAATTGTCTATTAAAGATTGTAAGGATATATTTTCTATAGATTTTATTAAACAATTAGATACAATGTATATGTGTGGTAACTTAGGTGATCCTATTGTTGCTCGAGACACACTAGAAATATTCAAATACTTTAGACAACACAATCCTAACATGTGGTTAAGTATGAATACAAACGCAGGTGCAAGAGACGAAGCATGGTGGAGTGAACTTGCTAAAGTTTTTGGCAGGATGGGTTCTGTTATTTTTAGTGTAGACGGCCTTAGAGATACTAACCACTTATACAGGCAGGGGGTTAACTGGGACAATGTAGTAAGAAGTGCTAAGGCATTTTTACGTGCAGGCGGAAGAGCCCGTTGGGACTTTCTTATTTTCGAACATAACCAACATCAAGTACAAGCAGCAGAAGCAATAGCAAAGGAATGGGGTTTTGAAAAGTTTATTGCTAAGAAAACAGGTAGATTTATAAATGCTAGTAGCGAAAAGAAAGATACACATCAAGCTGTAAGTAGAAAAGGCGAAAAAACTACAGAACTTAAAAAGCCTGACACAAAGTATCAAAACAAAGAGTTAAGCAAACAAGAACAATTGATTAAAAAATACGGCAGCATGGATGCTTATTACGATGCAGTACCTATTAACTGTAAAGTAAAAGACAAAGGCGAAATATATGTTACAGCAGAAGGTTTAGTTTTGCCATGTTGCTGGACTGCTGGCCGTATGTACAAATGGTGGCATAAAGATCCTAAGGTAGAACAAATATGGGATTTTATTGGCGATAAAGAATCTATAAGTGCAAAGCAAGGTATAGAACATGTTTTTACAAGTGGTATTTTTGATAAGATACAAGACAGTTGGAATATACAAGGATGTGATAACGGCAAACTAAAAGTTTGCAGTATGAAATGCGGTGCGGAGTTTGATCCGTTTGCTGCACAGTTTAAGTAGTAAAAAAATGACATTTACAATATTGGAAAACTTTCCACAAGACTTATTAGACGAACTAAAGGCAATTTGGTATGAAGGTGATTGGAAACGCGAAATAGAAGCTAGTCCTGGTTCTATGTGGCACCATCATTTAAGAGCTAGTCATCCTATATTTGAAAGATTCCCAGAAGAAACCCGCACACTAGAATATTATAGTAATCCTCCACATTGTGGAAACGGTCCGCACTTAGATAGAGGCAGATGGAGTGCAATGAATATACCTATTGAAATGGATCACGAAAATAGTTACTTTTTAGCCGGCAAGACTCACTTATTAAAAGGATATACTAGAAAGCGTCATTTAGATCAATACAAAGACGGTCATAAAGTAAACAGTACAGGACCTATTGGATTTTTTAAAGAAGAAGAAGATAAGTTTGATTATTATAACTTAGAAAAGCCTGTTCTGTTTAGTACAAAAACACCTCACGGATTTGCCAATAATAGTGATCGTCCTAGAGTATTGCTTAGTGCTACCTTTAATTTAACTTATGAACAAATGCTTAATATTTTGCCAGAGGAATGGTTTGCATAATGTTTTATTCGTTGCCTTTAAGTCACATACATATAGAACTAACAACTAAGTGTAATGCTGCATGTCCGATGTGTATGAGAAACTTAAATGGTGACGTAGATCATCCTAATCTAATTAAAACAGACTTTGATGTAAACTGGTTTGATAATATAGATTTACCTGCAAACAAACTTACGCTATGTGGTAACTACGGTGATCCGTGTGTACATCCTGACCTGCATCTTGTTGTTGAAAGATGGATACAGCAATACAACAAGCCTATTCTAATGATGACCAATGGCGGTGCTAGAAAGCCTGATTACTGGCGTTCTCTAGCAGAAACAGCAGGTGACAAGATGCATGTAGTATTTGGTATAGATGGTCTTGCAGACACAAATCATCTTTATCGTAGACATGTGCAATGGGACAAACTAATAGAAAATGCACAAGCATATATAGACGCCGGCGGCAGTGCAACTTGGAAGTATATTATATTTGAACATAACAAGCATCAAGTTGAAAAAGCCGCAGAACTTGCAAAAAAGCTAGGTTTCAAAAAATTTGAGAAAATTAAAACAAATAGATTTGAAAAAGATTACTTGCCTGTTGTTGACAAAAACAATAAAGAAATATACAGGCTATACGAAGCAAAAGTTGAAGAAGATGGATATACGTCAAAAAATCCTAATCGTATACAAACTACAAAAGAATGGACAGGCGAGATAGCTTGTTATGCAAAGAAAGAAAGCAGTGTATACATAGCTGCTGACGGCAGAGTGTATCCGTGTTGCAACACTGGATATCACTACAATACTGATAGATCGTTGAATAAAGAAATACATGAACTACAACAGCAAGTGGGTGCTCCTAATATTTCAAAAGAAAAGTTAAGTGATGTAGTGCAAAGTGATTTCTTTGCAACAGTAGAAGATCGCTGGAGTTCTCAACCCCTTAAAAAATGCAAGAAAACCTGTGGAGTGTTGCGTGATAATTTACACAAGGTAGAAATTTTTGAGTAAACTACATATATTATAAATACATTATGAGCAATAAAACATTACCATCAGAGACATTTTGTGCATTACCGTGGATGCACCTCAGCAGTAGACCCGACGGAAAAATGCGTACATGTTGCACATCTAATGCAAGTAGTGTACAAGATCCGGATTCAAATAAAAAAGTCGGCGGCGGCGAAGTTGGCGTAGTAAAAAATGATGACGGCGTTCCAGCTAACTTTAATCATACTACGTTGGAAGAAGCATGGAATAGTGGTTATATGCGTAATGTTCGTAAGATGATGCTGCGCGGCGAAAAACCTGCTAGTTGTTTAAAGTGTTACAAAGAAGAGGAACAAGGACATCTAAGTAAACGTAACTGGGAAACAGAATACTGGGGCAATAGATTTAATATAGATGAACTAGTTGCTGAAACAAAAGAAGATGGAAGCATACCTCCTAAGATTAGGTATATTGATTTACGTTTAGGTAGTAAGTGTCAACTTGCTTGCGTAATGTGTTCACCACATGATAGTACAGGATGGATCAAAGACTGGAAAGCTATTAACCCTAAAATTAAAAACGAAAAACTTGCTAACACTAGTCAGTGGCATAATAAAGGACGCAATGACGGAGCAAGTTATAATTGGCATAAAAACAATCCTCGCTTTTGGGCAGATTTAATGGATCAAATTCCTCACATGTATCAATTATATTTTGCTGGCGGCGAAAGTTTAATTATTGAGGAACATTATGAATTGCTTGAAGAATGTATTAAACGTGGTCATGCTAAAAATATGGAACTACGTTACAATTCAAATGCTGTAGAATGGCGTGAAGATTTGCCAGAATTATGGAGTCACTTTAAACGAGTAAGATTTCATTACAGCATTGACGCTTACGGCGAACAAAACGATTATATACGTTATCCTAGTACTTGGGAACATCAAGAACGTGTGTTCCATATGCTAGATAATACAGCACCACAAGTAGAAGTTACTACAGCAACTACTATTATGGCACTTAATGTTGCATACTTACCTGAGTTTGTAAAATGGAAAGTACAACAGGGCTTTAAAAAATTAAACAAATGGCCATTAGGAGCTGGAGGCATAAACATGCATTTTGCATATTGGCCACCACAGTTAAATGTAAAAGTGCTACCTGAACATATCAAAAAAGAAATTACAGACAAGTACGAAAATGAATTTTTTCCTTGGATGGAAGAAAATTGGCAACTATTTACAGGTGTAGAAGAAGCCGGTATTACTAAAGAGCAATGGTTAAATGCGCCATATGGAATGAAACGCTTTAAAGGTATTATTAGGTTTATGAATAGTGAAGACTGGAGTGCTAGGCTTCCGGAAACAAAAGAATACTTAAATTTAGTAAACGAACGTAGAGGCTGGACAGAAAGGTTTCCAGAAGTATTTCCTATACTAAAGGATATAGTATGAATGTAAAAGATGAAAATTTTTGCATTGTTCCTTTTGTACAGTTAAACACTAGAGGCAAAGGAGATGCTAGAGTATGTTGTAGTATTGAAGGTATTGACTTTGGCATTCCAAAAGAAATGACTATTGACGAAATAACTTCTGATAATTATTCTAGTGACACTGATGTATATAATTTAAGTAAAGATAAAATAGAAGACTTATGGAATGGTCCTTTTATGAAAGACTTCCGTATGAAAATGCTTAACGGCGAAAAACTTAGTAACTGTGAATTTTGCTACAGAATGGAAAACAGTGGATTTGGAAGTAAGCGTACTGGCAAGAATAAAAGGTTTTTAGAACGTGTAAAACCGCATTTACAAAAGTATTATGATGCAAATGGTTATGTTGATGTTATGCCACAATGGTGGGAAGTAAGACTTAGCACTAAATGTAACCTAAGTTGTGTTATGTGTTCTCCTAACCTTAGTAGTATGATGTACAAAGAATACAACAAATGGGGCAATAAAATAACTGGACAAATGCAAGGTAGTTTAGACATTGCAAAACGTTCAGGTGAAGAATATCTAAGTCAAAGTAAGTTTTTTAAAGAACAAATAATGACAAATCTTGAACATGTATTATACATGGAATTTAGAGGTGGAGAAGTATTTGCAGATCGACACAGCATTGACTTTATTTGGAGTATAGCTAAAACAGACTATGCAAAAAATATTAGTTTAGATATAAGCACTAATGCAACATTGATAACAGATGAAATAGTAGATTTATTAAATCATTTCAAAGGCGGATTATTGCGTTTTAGTATTGATGCTGGACAAGAAAAAGATGAACTAATACGTTATCACACCAATTGGGATAGCGTCATAACTAGCATTGAAAATTCAAACAACTTACATAGCGAATGGGAAATGGTAACACAAACTTGTTTACAAGCTCTTAATTGTATAGGACTAGTACCTATGCTAGAATATTTTGATGATATGTGTAATCGTACTAATAATGAACGCTTTCATTTAGGATTTACAAGTGTACGTGGTAAAGAATGGATGCGTCATGAACTTGTACCTATAGAATATAGACAAAAAGAAATTGCTGATCTTGAAAAGTTTATAAAAAATAGTTGGTTATGTAATACTAGTAAACACAAAAAAAGAGAAACTAAAACAATACAAGGGTTAATGAAAGCACTTTCTACAGAAACACGTATTAATGATGACTTAAATAAGAAAGCCAAAGAGTATTATCTAAAATTAAACGAACTACGGAATGTAGATTATTGGAAAACATTCCCGCACTTGGAGTACTTAAATGGATTTTAGTGATTGGAAAATACATAAGTTTGACGACACATTTAATCAAATAGATGTAAAAAATAAAACTGTTGCAGATCTATGTTGTTTACATGGTAGAGCTGGTGCAAGAAGTTTAGAAAGAGGCGCAAAATACATAAAATTTATTGATGCTATAGATCCTATAGACGAACTGAAAACATATTTTACAATCTATGATAAAGATAAATGGCAGCATATAAAACTTGATCTTAGTAACGAAGCTCAAGACTTAATTAAACACTTACAAGATGTTGATATATGTTTTTATTACGGACATTTATATCATGCTACAAATCATTTTGACATTTTAAAATTTTTATCTTTAAGTAATATTAAAAATTTAATTATAGACACTTCATGGCCGTTATGGTTAGGTGATTATGATATGTGGAATGACAAAAACGGAATAATGATACATGATTTTGAAACTACGGATAACCATATGCATGCCTTCAGTAATGAATATGATAAGTTATATATAGGAATACCAAACAAGCAATGGATTAACTCGGTGGTTATTGATCAGTTTAATTGGAATGTTATGTCAGAAGATGAAATGATAATAGATTTTAAAAATCGACAACAAGTGAGATATATGATTAGACTTGCAAGGAGAAACAATGAATAAAACATTATGCCCTGTGCCATGGATGAGCCAAAGTCTTAGAGCGAACGGCGACATCCGTGTATGTTGTCAGGCACAGCATGGCCCAACAGGCGGAATACTGAGAGACGAAGACGGAAAAGAGTACAATGCTCGTACAGCTGATCTTAAAAAAGTACGCAATAGTGAATTGTCGAAAGAAATACGTAAGTATATGATGGAAGGCAAATGGCATCCTGAGTGTGTTCGTTGCCAAACAGAAATGGAATCAGGCATGAATGCTCGTATTGATTATGAAAATAAAATTTGGATCGAACGTGGTGAATTTAATTGGGAAGATTTATTATCTAAAACAGCAGCCGACGGCACAATAGAAGAAGATGAAATTAATTGTAGTTTTTATGATGTACGTTTTGGCAACTTATGTAATTTAAAATGTAGAATGTGCGGTCCTACTGATAGTAGTATGTGGTACGAGGATCAGGTTAAACTATGGGGAGATAGTTATAAAGACAGCCATGGCAAAGTCAAACTTATTAAAAATGACAAAGGCAAGTATGAGCCTGAAACAAATTTATATGATTGGCACGAAAGCGACCATTACTGGGTACAAATGGATAATAACATCGATCAGATACGAAAGCTATACATCGTCGGCGGCGAGCCGCTAATGATCGACAGGCATTACGAATTCTTACAAAAATGTGTTGATCAAGACTGTGCAAAAAATATTATTGTAGAATACAATACTAATATGACAAACATACCGCAACGTGCTTGGGACATTTGGAAGCATTTTAAACAAGTTAATTTAGGTGCAAGTGTTGACGGCGTAGGCGATTTGCAATACTATATGCGTCCTCCTAGTAGATTTGATAAAATTCATGAAAACCTACTTAAAGTAAGTCAGGCAGAAGGTAACTTTAAAGTATGGATTGCAGCAACTATTAATGTATTCAATGTTTTACATTTTCCAGAATTTATGGAATGGTTATTACTTAATAAAATACCTCGTGTAAATGACGATGAATGGCGCCCTATAATTACACCACATCCGTTACATGGCCCAAAATTCTATAATATTAGAATGTTACCAGGTTGGGCAAAAGATCATATCAAACAAAAGTACGAAGATTACAAACCGAGACTGTTAAAAATAATTGATGAAAGTGATTTTACAGAAGAACGTAAAAAAGCTAGTAGGAGAGATGCAGTAGGATTACTAGATCAATATGTAGACTACATGTATGCTAAAGATTTTAGTGAAGCACTACCGATGTTTTGGAAGGCTACTAGAAAATTAGATAAAATTCGCGGACATAGTATTGAAAAGTCTATTCCAGAGTTATACGAACTTCTAAAGGATACCGAAGTTAATGAGCTATAAGTGGCATGAAAGTTGTTCACCAGGATGGAAACAGCAAGATAATACTTTTGAATTTTATTTAACAAAAGGAATTGCAGGAAACTGTCCTAGTGACAACACACCTATAAAAGGAAAGTTCGAGTTTAAAGAAAGACAAGAACTAATGAGTGATATGTTAGACCCCGGCACATATGTTTGGTCTGCAGATGTTGAAACTATAAGTGACAAATTAGTACATGCTGAATATTTTAGTTTGTTTCAAATACACGACAAGCGTCCAAACGGTAGACCTCCTCATGGTATACAAGTAAGAAATGGAGACATTTTTTTAATACAAGAAGATGATGCTACGGATTTATATGTATCAAAATATAAAGGACAACTAAGTATTGCAACAAAAGTGCATGTAAAAGGAAAAAGTGTGTCTGTTGAATATATTATTGACGGCGTTAATGTAGCAAAACTGAAATCAAAAGTAATAGGAAAACCTTTTATAAAGTTTGGAGCATATAGGTGGAATGCTGTATGTGATGTAAAGCAGATTTATAGGAATTTAAGATTTGAAAGAACAAATGTTTCTTAATATTGATCAAATAAAAACAATACAAATGGATCACACTAGTAGGTGTCAGCTTGCTTGTCCTCAGTGTGCTAGATTCCACGGTAGTCAAACTGAGCTAAATCCATATATGCCTATAGACGATACAACAGTAGACGACTATAAAATTATACTCGAACCGTTTGAACGCGATAGTGTAAAATTATTCCACTGTGGAAACTTTGGCGATAGTTTAGCAAGTCCTACCTTTGATGCATCTTTAGACTATTGTATAGATCAAGGTGTTAAAGAATTTAAAATGGCTGTTAACGGTAGTGCAAGGAGTAAAGAATGGTGGCGTGATCTTGCACAAAAAAGTAACCGCATAGTTGTAAACTTTAGTATAGACGGATTAGAAGACACTAATCACTTGTATAGAGTAAACAGTAACTTTAAAAAGATAATGGAAAATGCAAAGGCATTTATTGACGCAGGCGGAAATGCACGTTGGTACTTTATTGAATTTGAACATAACTATCATCAAATAGACGAAGCAAAACGCATAGCAAGCGACATGGGATTTAAGCAATTTAATGCAAAGTACACAGGAAGATTTGCAGAACAACAGCAAAACAAAGTAGAAACTAAAAAAGGCACTTTAGTAGAAGATAAAAAAGACAACCACAACCAAAAAGACATGCAGGAAATAAAGCAAACCTATGATAGCTTTGAGCAGTATATTGAACAAACACCTATAACTTGCAAATATAAACAAGAGAACAGTATGTTTATCGATATGCAAATGAAGTTGTGGCCTTGTACTTGGATGGGAGCACCTGCATATTTTGGTCCTAATAATCCACAACGTAAGAGCTTTGATGCAATATATAACTTATATGGCGAAGATTTTAACGACATGCGTAAGTATGGATGGGACATATTACAACATGAGTTCTTTGCAAAATATTTAGATAGATCCTGGAACGACCAAGACGACAAGTTCAAACGAATATATACTTGTGGAAGGACTTGCGGAGATAAATTTGAGTTTAGCAGCGGCTATGGTAAAAACACAAAGAGAGAAAATTTATGATAATTGAAAACAGCCAGGACATAATTACTTTTGAGTTACCTAAAGAATATACAAATATTGGTATCAAATTGTCCGGCGGAGCCGATAGTGCAATAGTATTATACATGCTATGCAAATATCTTAAAGAAACAAATAGAAGTTGTGAAATTATTCCAATGACAGTGTGTCATGCAGGGAAAGCATTCCAACTACAGTTTGCTACAAAAGTTATATTTTTTATGCAAGATACATTTGGAACTAAGTTTGGTAAACATTATACTGGAGTAAATTATCATAGTAAATCATATACAACAGTTCAAGATACGGTTGTCCAAAATTGTTATAAGAATAATTTTATAGATTGTCATTTTAGTGGTATAACAGCTAATCCTTCAAAAGAAGTAATGGACAGTTTTAACACTGCTGGCCCTGCTGATGACAGAAACAGATTAACAGATAGACGCCCTACGCAACGAGGAAAATTTTACGTTCCTCTTATTAACATAGATAAGCAAGGTGTAAGGGAGTTATACGAAAAATACAATCTAATGGACACACTTTTTCCGCTAACTAGAAGTTGTGAAACATTTACTGATGACTTTAGTAAACATTGCGGTGAGTACAAAGATGAAAAAGATGTATGTTGGTTTTGTAAAGAAAGACATTGGGGATTTGGCAGATATGTATAATACAATGTGTCCTTTGATTTATAATGGAATAGCAACTGATCCTAGTGGCGGTGTTCGGCCGTGTTGTATTTTTGATCAGAAATATAATTTTCGTGGCGATGTAAAGGACTATAAATTAAGTAAAGAATTTCAAGAAATTGAATCAGCATTTTTAGCTGGCGGGTACCACCCCGGGTGTCATCATTGCGAACGATTGGATAACAACGGAGCCAGTAGTAAGCGTACTAGAGAAATAAGAAATTATTTACACAAATACAAAAAAGACAAAGTTGACTGGGAACATATAAAAACAGTAGGTTATGATTTAATTGATTTACGTCTAAGTAATAAATGTAATTTAAGTTGTATTACTTGCAATCCAAAAAGCAGCAGTATGATATACGACGAAACTAAAAAGAATAAAGATTCTACAATGTTTCATTACGCAAATATTTACGAGTTAACTGGCCATAAAGATTTAACTAATCCTTATGACGACGACAATATTGATCAGTTATTAGATTGTATTAACGAAACTAGTAGACTTTATTTTACTGGCGGCGAACCTAGCATAGTTAAAGGTGTATTTAAAGTTTTACAGCATTGTATTGATAATGGGTTAAACGAACACGTATATGTAGAATTTAACAGCAACTTTCAAACAGAAAATCCTAAGTTTATAAATTTACTATCCTATTTTCCAAAAGGATTAATGATGCCAAGTATAGACGTAGTTGGTCCAAGAGCAAAATATGTAAGATATCCAAGTAATTGGAATCAAATAGATAAAAATATAAAAAGATTTAAACAAGCGTGTCCTGATTGGAAGTTTAACTTAGCGCCTACAATTAGTATGCTTACAATTTTTTATCTTGACGAAGTTGCTGAATATTGCGAAACTAACAATTTTAAATTAAATTTGTCTAACCAATTATGGGGACCAAAATATTTTCAAACTAGTATTATGTCAGACAAATGGAAAGAGATTGCTCTAAAAAAATTAGAAAAATTAAAAGATTACCGATGCTTTGGTAACAACTATCAAATATACTACGATACTATTTCTAATTATATTTACAGTGAAAAACAGGATTTAGATAGGCTAGAGGCCTGTAGAACAAACTTAAATAGGATTGATGATATAAGAGGCATATCATATAAGGACCATTTACCTATACTAAAGGAGATATTTGACGAATGCTTGTAGTAGGAAATAAAGATTACGGATTAGCAAAGAGTGTAGCAGCATTATATCCAGACGCTCATTATATGTCTAGAACAACTGGTTATAACTTAGGAAAAAGAGATGTTAGAGAACTAGTAGCAAAAGAAAGTCTTGATCATAATGTTGTAATGTTAATTAGTGCGCTAGGTGATTTTAGTCAAGTTTTACTTGCTGAAGCTATAGCAAAAGAATGGGTTAAAAATAATCATAACGGATATTTGTTAGCAATAGGTTCTAGTGCCGACACCGGAGTTAAAGGTTCAAAATGGATTTACCCTGTTGAGAAAAAAGCATTACGCAATTATATGCGTCAACTTAGCCAAGGTGTGAGCAGTGATAATCCTCCTGCATTTAAAACAACTTACTTATCTCCTGGTAACTTACATACTCCTAGACAAGATGAAAAGATGCCTGATACACTAAAACTTGATACAGATTACGTATCTGGATTATTGAAATGGCTAATAGAACAGCCGCACGATATAAACATAAGTGAACTTTGTTTAGATCGTATTCAAAAATTATAGTAGGGACAGGCTGTAGTAAAGTCTTGTGATCTAGACTTATCCCAAAACTGTGTATGCGATTTAAATTTAGGTAGTAAATCTGTTTTATCTTCACTATCCATGTAAGTAACAATATAATCACAAAACTTTTTGATTTCGTCATTCTTGTATGAATATTGTGCATACTTGTTACGGATGATGTCTTTTTGATTTTCTGGTAGCACAGTAACACTTAAATATAGCGGATATGTTAGATGGGTAGGATTTAGTCTTACTTTTCTGTCATCTAACCATTCAAGTGTTTCTGGCAAGTGATAAGCATTATATATTGTTATAGTTGGTCTTGCTAATACTGTCATACTTACTTCATCGGCTACCTCTACATACTTTTCTATATTAGTAAGTGCTTGGCTGTGGTTAGTTAAGTGTCTCTGATATTCATTTTCTTCTTTTACAATGCTGTCTAAACTTACAGCAAGCTCTATGTGATCAAACTCTTTCCAAATATCGACTATTTTTTGTTTTGGAAACACAGTACAGTTGGTACTATAATTTAGCCGTATATTTTTTGCATAACCTTTTTCAACAGCATATTCTAAGAGTGTCCAATGGTCGGGAATAATTAAAGGTTCACCACCTGTAAATTTTATATATTTCATATCTTTAAGATGCGGGTATATACTGTCTAGATTTGCTTTAGTGCGTTTTGTTTTACTAAATGTCTTACCGTGATATTCCTGCTCTTCGTCAAACAGTTTGTGGCTATATCGACTGTCGCACATTCTACACATAAGATTACAGTCGTTACTTAGGCTAAGTTCTAAGTACTCTAGTTTATTATCGTTTGTGTCAACATGTTTCTCGCCTACTTTAGTGTGTTCATTAAGACGCATACGTAGACTTTTCTTATTGTTATCTTCTTCTTCATAACATCGTTTACAACCTTCTAAACGTTCACCGCGAAGTACACGCTTACGCAAATCATTTTGAAAGTCACTGTCAAATATATCTTGAATACTATGGTTATCTAGTGTATGATTTTTAGGACGATGGTCTTCTAAGAATCTACAACAGGGTTTTACTCTACCAGTACCGTCTACCATCTGGTGATTCCATAATACTGAACAAAATGTTTTGCTTCTCATAAATATATTTATATGCGTATATTATTAAAGGATAAAATGTGGAACCAGTAGCAAGTTATTTCAAATGGAACCCTACAGGGGCATTTAGTGTAGATTGGTATATAGGAAAACGTTGTAACTTTGCTTGTAGTTATTGTGTTGATTATTTACATGACTATACTAGTCCACACGTTCCTCTAGACAACATGAAAAAATTAGTTGATCTTATTTACGAAAAAGAAGGATCAAATGTCTTATGGAGTTTAACAGGGGGCGAACCAACATTAAATCCTAAGTTTTTAGATCTGTGTTCTTATATACGTGAAAAAGGTCGTAAGTATATTAGTGTAACTACTAACGGATCACGTACATTAAAGTATCATAAAGACTTGTTTGATCTAGTTGACGGAATTACACAAAGTTTCCATTTTGAATTTATGGAAAATCGTATTGAAGAATACATAGAAAAGTTTATAGAATTAGAAAAGTATAGATTAGAACTTAATGCAAATCTTAAAAAAGGCGAGCCTAAAAAAACTTTAATTCTTAGATTTATGGTTGAAACAGGACAACTTGAAAATGTAGAACGTATGGATAGAGCATATAGAGAAGCGGGTATAACGAATATAGAACATAGATATATTAGGCCACCAGGCAAAGATAAAGGCAAAGGTATGCAGCCTGAGGAAAAATATAACTTTAAAGATAAAAAAGATCCTAATCAAATTACTGACAAAGCAAAAGTAGAAAAAATAGAATCTAAAGAAGCAAGTTATTACGGTCATAACGAACAAGGTGCAATTAAACAAATTTATAAAAGTACAGCTGATCCAGATAAGCGTAAATTAAAGTTTTGGTTTCAAGATGATAATGGAGATTACCACGAAGAGGATTATCATTACAACGAACTAAATTATGATAAGAAAAATAACTACGAAGGCTGGCTATGTTGGGCAGGACTTAAACACCTTAAAGTAACACCACCCGGAGACATATACATTGGTAGTTGTCATGTTGGCGGTAAACGTGGAAACATATACGAAAAAGATAGTATTGATTTACCTACTGAACCAATCCGTTGTAGCAAATGGCGTTGTACTGATAACACTGATTTGAAAGTTCCTAAAATAAAAAATTGGGATCACTATCATTTAGTTAAAGATATGATAGAATGGAAGCCTTGACATTATTGACAAAGGATGTTATAATTACGTATGACTGAAGATTTAAAATGGAGCAACTATGACTTTACAAAAATCCCGTTTGACGACATTGTTAGCGTCGGACAAAGGACACTCATATATAGAGACTTGTTTACTGTCAGCTGGCTGCTTGGAAGATTCTGTAACTACAAATGTAGCTACTGTTGGCCCTACGCAAGAAGCGACCGCAAAGATCATAGACCTACAGAACTATGTGTCAAAACAATTGACGAAATAAAAAGGCAAGCTCGTGAAAACGGATTTAATAGTTTTCATTTTTCTCTTAGTGGTGGCGAGCCTACTTTTCACCCTGGGTATTTGGATATCTTACAGCATTTGGCTGATGATATAGACAACACTAACTATACTAGCGTACATATGACGTCGAACTGTAGTCGTAACATGCGTTGGTTTGAACAGTATGTAGAAGCAGTTAAGCCCTTTCATAGAGCTAGTATTACAGCAAGTCTGCACACAGAACACGTAAACAGTAAAGAGAAGATGCAAGACTTTGCAGACAAGTTGATCTTCTGTCAGGAGCATGATGTACAAGTTACAATTAATCAAGTTATGGTACCAGAATGGTTTGAACGTGATTGGGAGAATGCTTTGTTCTTTCACGAACAAGGAATCAACGTTACCCTTAAACCGCAATCCGATCCTACTGCGAGCCGGGTGGTTGAAGGCTACAAAGAAGAAGATCTTAAAAAGTTATGGAACGGAATGCCACAGCGAGCATACACAGAAAACAAAAGGGTTTGGGCAGAAAGGCCTAAGCCGTCATTCCAGATACCTCAAGGAGTAGAAGGTAAATTAGATACAAGTATTCCTTGGCATATGCAAGTAGAGCTTAAAGACTCTAAAGGTAAAAAGTGGTATATGGACCAAGCAGAACGCTTTAATGCCTTTAATTTCAACAATTTCGAAGGATGGGCATGCAATGCCGGTTACAGCGGAATAATAATACGGGAGCCTGACGGTTCGATAAAAAGAAGCTATTCATGTCATGATGCACCCCTTGGTAACATCGAAACAGGTTTTGAACTTTTTAAAACACCTAAAACTTGTATAACAAAAAGTTGTGTAAGTTCAGCAGATTCAAAGATACCTAAAGTAAAAAATGAAAAATTATAGCATATTAAGTTATAACAGGACAGGTAGCACAGTTGTAGGACAGATGTTAGCAGGGTATTTTGGAAAAGAATATCAAGCAGAAATAACAAATATGTCAACTGTTTTAATGAGGTATGACGAAACTGGTAAAGATGTAAATGTACCTTTTTCAGATAATTTGCCTAAAGGTACATATGTAAAAACATATGATGTTATCGACGAAGAAGTTAAGAGGATTTTTAATTACAATAATCCTAAGCCGTTTGAAATAGGAACTTATGAGTATAAGCAAGAAGTAGACAAAAGAAAAAGATTACTTGAATATAATAAGAATAGTGATAATAAAAGTATTTTTAAAATTCAACCCCAAACATACTTAACACATTTTAGAGATTTAGAATTTTTAGAAAATTATGATTTTATATTCTGTGCTAGAAGAGATATAAGAGAACAAATATTAAGTTATCTCATTGCAATGCAAACAAAAATATTTCATATTGGATTTAATAGTCAAGTAGTAGATGTACCTAAAATAACAATAAATCGAAAAAACTTTGAGTATTGCTTAGAAGGACTAATTATTACAAATAAACTTTTTAAATATTTTAAAGAAAGAAAACAAATAGATCAAATTATTTTTTACGAAGACTGGGAAGATGACACTAATAAAATATTGCCACTACTTGGATTCAAAAATACTCCTACAAAAACTTTTAAAAAGATAAAATATACTGTAGGAGAAAAACATAAACTTGTAAATAACTTACAAGAAGTATATGATTGGATGGATAATGAAGAAGAATTTAATTACACCTATAAGCTATAAAATTAATATAGACCAACTAAAGCATGATAGTGCTGTTGTTTTAGACAAATATCCATTCAACAACCATAATCAAATATGTTTTCAAAATACACAAGGTGTTGAATCTGATCCGTATCAAGGCACCGGTGATAGTAGATTAGACCATTGTCCTATGTATGGGCTAGAAGAATCTGATTTTACTGAGTTTAATCCTGAGTTTAACGGAACAGTGTTTGAAGAAATATTCAAAACATTTCCACATACAATAGGAAGAATGAGATTAATGAAAGTGCCTGCAAAAAAATGTTATTGGATGCATAATGATCCTGGAATGGTGCGTTATCATTTTGCTGTAGATACTAATGCAGACTGTTTTATTCTATATAGAGATCATGGTCATTATCATATTCCTGCTGATGGTGTATGTTATAAAATGGATACCGACGAACACCATACGGCTGTTAATGCAAGTAGAGATGATCGTATACATTTAGTGATAAGTGGCATATGATTAATTTTGAAAACTTTTATAAAACAAGACAAAGCCTTTCTGGATTTGAAGAATATAAAATTGTAAACTCTTTGTTAAAATCGTTTGCTAATGCAAGAGCTAACGATACTTCTATTGCAGAACCTAAATTTTCTAATTGCTATTATGATAAAGAATGGAAACTAGACTTTGCAAAAAAGCCCGTAGATATTTTTGAATATAGTTTTAATTGTTTAAGAATTTATCTTACTTACAACCATGAAGAACTAGAAAATGCAAAATTTTTTAGAAGTGTTGATTTATTTTTTAAATGTTTACAACAACATTTTAATCTAGATAAAAGAGAATGGTTAGATAAAATGTATAGCTGTGCTCAAGAAAGTGAACATCATAAGGCTTTTGTATTTTTACAAAATATGGATCAATATTTTGAAAAATTAAAAATTATGGATGATATGAAATGTTTGATAAAATAGAAGTCCATCAAGATCATTTGTATTGCACTCCGTCTCGATACAACAAAAATTTACCTTTATTGGTTATGAGTCATGGTTCAGGAGGTATTAGTGATATTGATTTAGATTTTGCAAACATAGCATGCTCTAAAGGATATCAAGTTGCTGTTATAGATCATTTTACAAAACGAAATGTAAAAAATCAAATGTGGCATAATGTAGAAAATATCTATCCTAGTTTTGATGATAGGGCTATAGATATTTTTGAAGTTCTAAAAAAATATAAATCAGAAAGAAATGTATTGTTTGGGATTAGTGCCGGTGGAACTGCAAGTTTAATTTGTAGCAGCGAATTTGATAAAACATTTATAGTGTATCCTGCTCTTGTAGGAATTACAGAACAAATGCTTTCTGCAAAAAATGTGACAGTTGTCACAGGAAAAGATGATGACTGGACACCGCTTAATCAAGCCTCTCGATATGCAGAACATGCAGATATTGATTTGCACATTGTTGATGGTTATCATGGATATTTAAATCCTAGAGAAGACAGATATTTAGACAATGTAATTAGTTTACGTAATATAAACTTGCCTATTCCATTTGTAGGCACACTTGAAGAAATAAATTATGAAAAAGGTGTGACTACAAAATTCAACCAAAAAAGTAGGACTTACACTGAAAACTTATTTTTAGATTGGTTATCTTAGACGCTGTATGCGGGCTTTTTGCGTGTCTGCATAGGTTTTATTATACTCCGCTATATTGATACTCGGAAGGCTAAAAGGCGCTTGTATGACGCTCTTAAGCTGTGTAAAGCATACATTTTGCCAGCATTTAGGGTCTTTGTTAACACCTATATAATCGCCTTTATCGTTGTGTTGTCTGCAAGTATTACACATATCTTGATGTAAAATCCACTGTCTATCCTTGCCCAAATAAGCAACTAAATCCTGCATACTACGCCGGCGCATTAATAGCTCTATGCTAATAAAAGCATAATCGTATCCTAAATCAATAGCTCGATTTACTTCATATGGAATAAACCAATCTTCGCTCCATCTAGCTGTTCTGCTAGATCCTTTGTTTCTATAATCAGGATGGTAGTATGTGCGGGTACTGCACCTTGCAATATTTTTTGGATATGTGCCGTTGTTCCACAATCCACTAAATGCAACTATTTTATCATCATCATATATTATTTCAAAACTATCAAATTTGTCTACAGTGTTTTGTAGATTATAATAGTTTTTTGCATTACGATGATTATCGTTTGCTTCAATCCATTTACATAGTTTGGCTAAATTTTCTATATGCTTTGCAAAATCTTCTGCTTGTAATATATCAACAATTTCCATAATTAGTCCATGGGTTAAAATTATAAACACCTTGCATAGGCTTGTCATGTTTATGAACTTGCACATAAACACTAGGATTTTCTTTTACAACCCCTCCACCGTGTTGTTTTATATAGTGCTGTACGAGTAAACTAAATGAACCGTCTGTATATTCTACATCAGGTTTATAAGTATCACTGCTGAACATGATTTTATTACCGTGTTTTAAAATCTCTATTGCCATATTTTCTGCTTGCTTCTCTCTTGCTATAGTTATAGCACCAAATAAATCGTATTGCAAGTTTAATCTTTCTGCTAGATTACTTAATGCAATGTTATCTCTAGGATGACACGGTCCCCCATCACCCATACCTGCTTCCATATATGCTTTACTTACAATACGCTGACTACTGTTTGCAAGTGCCTCTGTCACTATATCTACATCCATGTTTCCTAGCTTTACTGCAACGTCTTGTATCATATTAACAATAGATAGTTTTGCACTGATAAATGTGTTGTAAAAAACTTTGATACTTTCAGCTTCTTCGTATGTGCCGTAAACATATCTTGCTTGTGTACAAATAGTTTCGTAAAACTTTTTTAGTTGGCTTTTCCCACCAATTATTATCATTTCTGGATTTAAAAAGTCTTCTTTCACAGACCCCATTGCAATTAGATAAGGATTGTAAACAAAATTTGTGTTAGTGCATAACTTTGCAAGGCGCCGACAAGTGCCAGGCAGCACTGTACTAATAAGCACTAGTTCTTGATTTTTGTTCATGTGCTTGTTGCATTCTATTAGTACTTCTTCAACAATACTGTAGTTAAAATCTTTTGTAGGCAAATGGCTTATAGGTTGGCTACCGTCATATTCTTTAGAGTGTGGTGTAGGAACTGCAACAAATACTATTTTTCGGCCTAGTACTGCACCTTGTATACTAGGAAATTGATAAACACCTTTTGTTTTTATTTTCTTTATATCGTACGCAGTCACATCATGACCCTTTTCTGCAATAGCTTCTGCACAAGGCAGTCCTAATTTTCCTAATCCTATAAATGCTATATCCATTTTTTATCCTGTATAATTGAGTACAAATAATCAGCATAAGTACTACTATTACTTATAAGGTGCTATAATGATTGACATAAGACGTGAAAAGATGTTTCCTAATGATGTTTTTGTAATGGATCATCTTGTACCAAATGTAAATTATCTTAATGATGTTGATAAAATAAAAAAGGTTTATTCTAAAAAATTGCACAAAGCTCGTAAAAGCGGATTGTATAAAAACTATGTTTTTTATACTGCAACAGACGGTTGGCATGATATATTTGATAGTTTTTTAGATAGTAATGATATAATAGCAATCACTGGCAATTATGGTCATTCAGAAAAATGGCGTTGGTTCCCTCATTGGCAAGTTGTTGTAGATAGCACTGATCCTTTACCTACGACTAAGAATGTTCCTAAATATAGATGGCAATATTGGGTACGTAGACCAAGACCGCATAGGATACAGCTTTTGCAAGAGATTGCAAAACTTGATATTATTGGAGGAGATATAATTTTTCCTACACATTTAATAGAACCTAGTGGGCGCACATTTCCTCCTACTGAAGATCTTTTTACAGATAAAAAATTGTATAATCAAATTAGTAGGCAATTTAATCCTCCAATTGATATTGCACAAGGAACAAACGGTGCATATGTTGCCAGCTATGAAACAAGGCATGACAGAGCTATAGATGTTGTGACTGAAACAATGTGGAACAGTGACGGAAGCATTTTTATAAGTGAAAAAACTTTCAAAGCAATTAGAGCAGGTCAATTATTTTTTGTCTTAGGACAGAAAGGAAGTATCAAAGCATTAAAAGACTATGGATTCAAAGTCTTTGATAAATGGATAGATCATAGTTATGATAGTGAAAACGATATGAATAAAAGAGCCACTATGATTGCAAATGAATTAAAAAGGATTTCTTTATTTTCTGATTCAGAATATAAAAGTATGTGGATAGATACATATGAAGATAGACTTTACAATCAGTCATTTAAAAATTTTAAATTGCCGTATTGGAAAAAATATTTAAATAGTTTCTTTGTTTAACTTTAGGTTTTCGTGTAATGTTTTAAGTGTAGTCAGTGGCCATCTAACCATATAGCCTAGTTCTTCGCATTTCTCCTGTGCAAGTATTCTGCGCTTAACTCTTTCTTTAAATGTCAAACTAGGATTTTTTGTTGAGAACCAATTATTATTTTCATCGTATTCTATACCCCAATGACTCATGTTCTGTCCTATAGGAGAACCTGGAAGCACAACCATTGTTTTGCCTAGATTTACTCCGCTAATTGTTCCTTGTTCATTATAAGATGATAATCGATCTAACAGCGAAAGAGTTTCGTTAAAATCTTTTTCAGTTTCAGTTGGGTATCCTACTATCATAAGCATGTCGCATTGTATTTCATATTTTGTTAACATAGCAATAGTAAAATCTATATCATCATTAGATAGTTTTTTACCCATGTCGTGCATTACTGATTCGCTACCACTTTCAATTCCTATGTGTAATTGTTTTGCGCCTGCAATTTTCATTTTAGCAAACCATTTTTCAGTAAATTGATGTATAGGTCTACAAATAAATTGTCCACTCCAAACAACACTTTCAGATAATTTACCACTTTGTTTGGCATCTACCATTGCATCTAAAAATTCTTCAAAGGCTTTTAGACTTCCATTAATAAGACTGTCAGTAAAATAAAATTCTTTACTACCAAAGTGTTTATAATGATGTATAATTTCATCTGCTAAACTAATACCGCTTCTATATCTATAATGTTTCCATGCACTTTTAATATCGCAAAATGTACAATTACGTACACAGCCTCTACTTCCTGTAATTGCTACAGCCTGATTTTTATTTGTGTATTTGCTGAAATCAAAATCACTATAGTCAGGATTAGGCAATTCGTCTAAATTATCTATTTGTTGATAACCATTATATTTTTCGCCTTTAAGTAATGCAACAATACTACGTTCTCCTTCACCAGAAATGTATGCATCTGATAGTTTAGTTGCAATCATAAACTCACCAAAATTACTTGCACCGCTAATTCCGAAGGTACTTACACCAGGTCCACCTAGTAGTATCTTACAGTTAGATTTTTGTTTTAAAACTTCGCATAGGTCAACAGTATATAATACACTATTAACACTTAACACACTAACGCCTATCCACTCATTGTTCAACGACATTATATAATCTGCCCAGTAGTGTAAGTGACTCATATATAAGTCTAAAGCTGATTTTGAAAGAATATTTTTTTGTTCTAATAATGGAGAAAGATCTAATTCGTCTTGTGAAATGTAACGTAAATCTGTTTGAAAGTAAGAATCTATTTCTTTAAATTCGTTATAATTTTTTTTAAGATCGGTATAAAGTTCTATGTTAAGGTCTATTGTATTACAAACAAACCCTGCTTTTTCTACACAAGGTTTCAGTGCAGCTAGTGCAGGACTAGGCATATGGTTAGCCGTACGAGGTGATGCAACTAAAGTTAAGCTCATATAGTATTTAAGTAAGTTTTTTGAATGGTTAGATTAAGTTGGCCCAAGCACCGTTTTCGTAGCCTTGGAATTTGTTATCAGTTGTATTGTAGATAATCATTCCATTAGCTGCTGTTAGTGCGTTTCTTTCAGTAGTTGTTAGATTACCTAGTAATACTGCGCCGCCCACATTTACTTTAGCACTTGCATTAGGTTCAATACCAAGTCCGTAGTTACCTGTAGCAGTAGCCATATGGAATGTTTCAGCAGTATTCTTTGAACCTACAGCAATAATAAATTCATCTTTTCGCGCAATAGCAACTACTGGAGTTTCAGTACCACCTGCATCAATGCTTCTAAATAGTATACGACCTATGTTATCTGTACCTGCAAGTGTTCTTGTTGTATCGTTGGTTGTGATCCACAATCCTGAACCTGCCGAACCATTACTTTCTAAAACTATGCGAGGCTGAGAATTACCGCCGTCATTGTTTAGGTTTACAGTAAGTATACCGCTATCGTCTCTATCTTGTATACTATTATTATTAAGTGTAGTAACATTTGCAATAGAAGTTGTTACGTTACCTGTTAATCCGTCGATTATTTGTGTACTATCATCTGCAAATATTGATCCGCTTAAATCACCGTCAAACGTACCGTCAAACGTACCGTTGTAACTATTTCCATTAGCAAGTTCTCGTGATGTAATAACATTTTCAGCTACCATAGTTGCTGTGATAGCATCAGCTGCTCCACTAGTAACTGCATCAGTAATGCCGTATCCTGAAAGTGTTGTAGGCGTACTTGTAACACCGCTGAAAGGAACTGCGCCTGCTGTACCACTAACATCGCCTGTTACATTACCTGTTACATTACCAGTAAATGTACCACTTACTTGTTCAGCGGCAATAAGTCCTGTAGATGCAGAAAATACAACAGTACTATCGTCGGCAATAATATCTGCCTGTATTCGTTCAGCTGTAATTTGACTATCAACTGTAAGTTGGTTAATCCACGCATCATTCCAATATTTTGTAGGGGAACCAATGTTTGAATCGCTGTCGTTTTGAGGTACAAGGTGGCCTGCAATTGCTCCTGTTAATGAAATAATGTCACCAACATCGTCACCTAAGTTAATGTTTCCTGTAGCAGTAATTGTACCTGTAATGTTAATATTACCAGTACCTGTAATGTCGTTGTTGTTTAAGTCTAGTGTGCCGCCTAATTGTGGGCTAGTATCTGCTAAAACAGAATCAATAGTGTTTGCAATAGTGGTTGTTCCACCAGCAGTAGTTCCGTCACCAACATATAGTTGCTTAGTATCTGTTACATATATAAGTTCACCTGCTAAAGGTGTAATGCCTAATCGTTCTGCATTAGTGCCGCGTCTAACTTGTAAAGCCATCTATTAACTCCTGAGTGTTTGTTATATGTATTTATGCCGATTACTTTCTTTTCTTCATAAAGATAGCAGTACGCTTCTTAATATCCTTTTTAACCTTGGCTGTATCCAGCCTAAAATCAACAGTGTCTATTACTTTTTCGTAGTGCTGTAATAGATCTTCTAGTGCTGTTTCGATGTTAAGATTGGGCTTTGTTAAGGATTTTTTAACATCTATTTCCCATACTTTACCGTCCTTAAATCGTACATGTACGCTATGTAAGTACTCAATAGGAACTACATCTATCCTAACATCTTTAAAAATTTCAGGCCAACTATTTACTATTTCGGGATCAAGAGAGCGGCGTTTAGGCACTCTCTTTGGTCTTTACTGTCTTCTTAGTAGGAACAAGTTCTTCTGCTTGGCGTCTTAATTGTGCCGCTTCTTTACTTAACCTATCTGCTTGTGATCTATAAGACTTAGCAAGATCTGCATCACTTAGTACACCATCATTTGAATCAGCGTAAACCTCTGTTGCATCTATAGGTGTGTCTTTACCTTCTGGTACAGTTTGTCCTTTTGAATCTTTAATAGCAAGATCATTTACAGTAACACCTTTTTGTTCAGCGATAGCACTGTTTAGTACATCTAATTGAACAGTAGTAGTATTGTTAGGTGTCATTTCAACTTGGTTAGTTGCAATTTTTACAAGTTTACCAGTTTTATGAAACCCAGCTAACATATTTCTACCATCAGGCAGTGATGCTCTAGCCATTGCTTCTCCTAGCTCATCAGATTGCTGAGCAGTAGATGAATCAACTAAACTAATTAATGCATCGTGTTCACTAGCATCAAGTGATTGTGTTAATACAACTAACGCAGTATTAGGATCACCAGGTAATACTCTGTATACTACACAGCATTTCTTTTGATTTGTTTTTAATCTTCCAACATGTTTTAATGCGGCCATATTATTCTCCTTTTGGCTGTTCTGGTTTTGCTTGCTGTGCAACATTGACAGCATTTAAGAACGCCTCTAATTTGCCGTAAGTTTGGCCAACAGTCATCATTTCATTTGGTTTAAATGCGCCGCGGCTACTTGCTACGTCAATTATTTGTTTAATTGCAGTAAGATCTGTAATTGTTAGATCTGGAGCAGGTTGTGCTCCGTTTGGAGCAGGTTGCGCTCCATCTACTGGTGCAGCAGTTGCTTCGGTAGCCGGTGCTGCTTCTTGGTTTTTAGCTTCTTCAGTCATATTATCTCCTGTGTTGAATTGCTATTATATTTAATTATATTTCAAATATGGACACGCCAATGTGAAATAAGAAAGCTCTTTTGGATCTTCAAATCCTATTTTTAGTACTTTTGCAATAGATTTTGTTTCTTTTGTTTGTACTGTAAGAGCTATTCCTATGTAAAATCGACCTTTTAAATTGTCTTGTATCCAATTAGTCATGGGAAGTTCTAAATTGTATTTTAATGGTATTTGAATATATTCAAAATACGGAAGAGGATATTTTGCTTTCCGTATTTCAAAAAAGTTTAACGCATTAGGATCTTTAGTTTTAAGCAACATTTTCCTCATAGTGTGCAGTCATTCCAAATGGAGCTTCTAAGGCTTTATCATGATTACTATGTATAACAAATACAGTATCACAATAATCTTCATCTCCCCAGCTACCAAATGGATATCCGTCTGTAAACATTAGGAACTTTTTAGGTTGGATATCATTTTCTTTCATATATGTCCAGTTAGCATCAAAGTCGGTACCACCGCCTCCTATAACTTCATAGTCGGTAAGTTCTCTGCCATCATCTGCACTAAAGTCATCTTCATTATATACATTAGTATCAAAGCACCATATTTTAATCTTGTAATCTTTGTATTCGTCCATGATACCTTTTACTTCGCCTAAGAAATCTTGTCCTTGTTTATTACTAATTGATCCACTCATATCAATTGCAACACAAAGATCTATTGTTTCATCAAAGTTCATTCCGGGAAGTATAGCACCAGTGTGCCAACCTTTACGTGAAGGACGACTAAATGTATAATCATTTCGAATAGTTGATTGTATTTGTTGACGTAGTATTTCACGCCAATTCATTTTAGGTTCTGTAAGATCTTTAATCATACGTGCAACTTCTTTAGGAGTGTTGCCGGCTCCTGCGGCTTGTGCCGCTGAAATCATTGACTCTTTGATTTCGTCTTTAATCTTTTTCATTTCTTCTTTAGAAAACTTAGGCTTTTGTTTACTTACTTTATTACCTTTGCTGTCTTTTTCTTCGCCGTTATCACTACTACCATCGCTTTGGCCTTCATTGTCGCCTAAGCCGTCAAGGTGTTCGTCTAGCATTTCACCTAGTTGATCTAAAAAGTCTTGTCCGTTTTGTTTTGCTTGTTCAAAAATATCATCATATACAGCTTCTGATGACCAATTGTCATATTTAAAGTCTTGGTAACAATCAATGAAGCTGGGTTTTTCACCAATACGATCACGTACTAATAGATTATTAACAATATAATCAGCGGCAATGTTATATAACTTAGGATCACGTCCTTCTCTACGTCCTAAGTGATCAA